CAATTACCTTTAACTCGTAATGATGTTAAATGGGAACCATTCATCGAGTTCTGGATGCGTAAATCTATGTTGGAATTGAAAGTTAAACGTATGATCTGGTCTAAACCAGGTACTGTTAAGACTAACGGTTCTAAGCAAGAATTGAAAAGAACTTCTGCTGGTGTTTACCACAGAATGAGAAATAACGGTAACTTAGTACAATACAATCGTGGAGAATTTTCTGCAAACTTGATTCGTTCTGTGTTTGGAGATTTGTTCTACAGACGTGTTGATGTTAAGGATCGTGCTGTTAAGATGTACACTAATGAAGCTGGGTTTGACGTGTTCCAACAAGCTTTGAAGAATGATGCTCTTAATTCAGGTCTTACTTTCATGGCTGATTCTGGAAATCGTTACATGCAAGGAGAAGGTCAACACATCACTTATAACTTTGCATTCGATGCAATGGTTACACGTGAAACAGGACGTGTTGAATTGATTCACTTGAAAGAATTAGATTTACCACAATCTAACTTGGAATTTGGTCAGAACAAAAAATCTACTCCAGTATTCATGGTGTTTGATGTTAGTCCTATGAGCGATGGTTCAATGGTTAATAACATTCGTGAAGTACGTATGAAGGGTGCTCCTTCTATGACTTGGGGATATATTGATGGTACTCGTCACCACTTAGGTTTTGCTAAGTCTCAGGGTATGAGTTCTGCTAACAAATTCCCAGGATATGAAATCTGGATGAAAGACCGTTGTGATGTGTTCATTGAAGACTTATCACGTACAGTGTTGATCGAAGAGATTCCACAATTCTAATAACAGTACTCAGAACAGCTCTCAGAATAGACTTCATGTCTTGCACAGCTGTCCCAGTCTGAGTCAAACCTACCGAGATGATATTCTCCCTCCTTCAGTGGAGGGAGTATTTTCTCAAATCACAGAGAGGAGACTTGGATAATGTGTCCATTTGCTTAGAACTTCGATGTTCACTTCTCTGCAAATTAAACCAATAAAAAACAACTACATATGGGTAAGATAGGAAAAATCTCTACTATTAAGAAAGAGTACAACAATTCTCAATTGCAAACAATGCAAGGTGGTTTAGCCACAAAAGGTCTAACAAGAATTCCTGGTACAGGAGTTTTCAAGTATCCTTACAAAGAATTAGATGGTCAGTATAGAACAGGACTAGATCCTAATGCTGCATACATTCGTAGGATAAGTGATCCAGTAGAAAGAGAAATGGAAGTTGAGCGTGTTACAGCTTTGAAAGCTAAGCTTGAAGCTTCATTAGGTGATATTAACTTAGGACCACGTTCATCATTTTGGAACTATGGACTTTCCACTTCTACAGAAGATACATTGCATGTACAGGCTGTTAAATTGTTAGATGGTGATAACTTCTTTGATCTTGCTATTCCTCTTCAAGAGTTAGCATTCTCATGGTTACGTGTTCATCCTACAATTGCTTCTTCATACCAAGCTTGGGAAAGAGGTGAGTTTGCAGCAGATACACAATTCTATGTAGCTGATGATGAAATTGAAAATGCAGTGATCTATAAGAAGAAACAATTGATCAATAAAGCAATTGTGAAGTTTGATAGTATGACTCCTGAGAAGAAGAGAAAAGTAGCTAGATTGTTAGGCTTGCCTGTAACAGAAGATACGAAAGAAGAAGCTGTTTACAATCAAGTTGATAACGTCCTAAAACAAACAGAATTCAAGAATGGCAAATACCAAGGTTTAAATCCAATTGAGGTTTTTAACAGGTTTGCAGATATGAAGGAAAACTTACTACATATTAAAGATCTTGTCAAACAAGCTATCACCCACTCAGTTTATAGAGTTAAAGCTAGTGGTAAAGTTTATGAAGGTGAATTTGAAATAGCAAAAGATGAAGATGAATTAGTTAAGTATTTGGCTGATGATGATCATCAGGAAGACTTAATAACTCTGGAACAAAAATTAAAAAGTAAGAAATTAGCGTCAATATGATACCAGTAGATAGTTTATTATATAAGATTGACCAAAGACTAAATAAACTATCTACTAATGATCACCAACAGATTCAATTAGAAGATAAGATTTTAGCTCTTAATGAAGCTCAAATCAAGCTGATAAAGCAAAAGGTTGATGGTCAAAGCACAGCTTCTGGACTTGGTCTAGATGCTTTCAAAAAGCGTTATGAAGACTTACAAAGTCTTGTGGTTGCTTATAATGATGGTAGATTACCATTACATATAAAGAACCAAGAACTAAATCAATGGGCTGCAAATATACATCTCCTGAATCCAAGATACATGTTCTATGTAGATAGTTATGTAATAGCTGATAAGGGAAGATGTAAGAATAGAAAGATATGGATTAATAGAGATATGGCTAAGCATAGTGATCTTCAGTTCATCTTGAACAATGATCATTACAAACCATCCTTTGAATATCAAGAAACATTCAACTTTCTATCCTCTGATGAAATCTCTATATTCACAGATGGAACATTCACACCCACTGATATATATGTAAGTTACATGAGATATCCAGTGTACATAAATAAAGAAGGATATGTAATGCTAGATGGTAAAGATTCTTATGATCAAGACTGTGAACTTGAAACCTATCTAGAAGATGAACTACTAGATCTTACAGTTGAGAACTTAGCTATGTATACAGAGAATCAATCAGCTGTTCAAAGTGCTCAGCTTAGAATACAAACAAACGAATAGATTTTTAACAATTAAATATAAACAAAATGGCAGATTTTTCATTAACTACCCTCTTCGTAGTGCCAGTAGGACAAACAACGTTTCCTAGCTCTGGATCTACGCAGAATTTGACTGCTGGTCAAGTAGGTATCTTCAACAGTGCTTATGTTGCTGATACAACTCCAAGCTCTTCTCCTTATTTCTACGTTGCTCAAGGTAGAGTAAACACTTATCTACAAGGATCTAAAAGATCAGATAAGATTGCTGGTGTAAATAACACAGCACCAACTAACGTTACAGAATGGTACAAAGTTAAAGGTTGCCCTACAGCTGCAACTCAAGTAACTGATGTAGACATGTGGAATGTTAAATGTGGTGATATTGTTACTTTAACACTACGTGCTCATTCTTCTTACATTGACACATTGTACTTCAATGGTTTCACTCGTAGTGTAACTGTTCAAGCTCCTTGCTGTGATTGTGGTGGAAACCCATGTGATACAGTTGATGTTCCTGCATTGATTGATGCTTTCATCTTGAAATTGACTCAACATGCTCCTGGTATCAATCCAGATAACATTAGCTTTAGCACTTTCTATCAATTCCAAAGAATTGGTGATGATGAGAATGCAATCTTACGTATCTCTGGTAAGCCTTTAACTAAGTATGGTCAACCTTGTGATGTTGCTGCATTCCCTTATGAATATGACAGAATGTACTTCCGTACTTTCGTTTATTCTGGTCCTGCTACAACTGCTGACTTTATCGTTGCTGATAACTGTAACATTGTTGCTAATGCTACTATCACTCAACGTGCTTCTTATCCTGATGGAACATCAGATGAGATTAAGCAATTGGAGAAGAACTTCTACAGCTACCAAGCTGGTTATTTGAAGCATCTTTACAGAATGGTTGGTTACAACGAAAACTTTGAAAGCTGGGTGAGTGATGGTACAACTTATGATACCTTCTACATCAAGTTTAATGAGTTTGATAAATCAGCTTACCAATGGGGTGATTATATTTATGAAGATTCAATGGTAATCATTGCTGTTCCTCAAGCAGGTACATCAGCTCTTCAAACTATATTAGAAGATGCATTAGGTTCATTAGGAAATAATAATAGTTGTGTAACTACTACATCTACTTCAACTACTGTATGGCCTACTACTTCAACAACAACAACTTTGATTCCTTAATAGAAAGAAAGAAATCATATAACCTATGCCAGAGGTGAGAGGATTAAAACTCAATCCTCTGGCATAATTATTTTAAACAATATGGCAACAAAATTAGATATATTAGTAATCCCTACTTATAACACTTTAACATTAGGTATTGCTGATGCATCCACTTATGATGGTGCACCTGTAGATCCTACAATGACTATTACTGTTCCAGGATTTGGTGATGTGAGTATTCCATTTAACATTAATGATTTTAATATATATAACTCTGAAACATTAGGACTTACACAAACTGGAGAACCTTTACTTCCTATTCCTGATGGTGTATATACATTAAAATATACAAACACTCCTGCAAATGAATATTTTGTTGTAAAGAACATAATGCGTATTGATCAACTTCAAGAGAAGTTTGATGGTGCATTTATGAAGCTAGATATGATGCAGTGTGACCTTGCTATCAAGACACAGCAAAAAGTAGATTTAACTAGTATAAACTTCTTCATTCAAGGATCAATAGCAGCAGCTAATAACTGTGCTATAGATACAGCAAATAAATTATATAACCAAGCAAGTAAGATGTTGAACAACTTCATGAGAAATGGATGTCAATGTTCTGGTACAAATTACTTGACAAACTTTTATTAATATGGCAACTTGTAAAGGATGTGGAGCAAATGTTGGCTGTGGATGTCAACTAATCAATGGATTATGTGGATTTTGTAATTCTAAAAAAGGAAAATAAATGTTATCACCAAGACTTACTAATGTTGAAGCAAGTACTACTATACCTGCTCTTCTTACAGATATTGATTGTAAGCTTACAGAATTAGCTAATGAACTATACAATAATATTGTATTTTCTTTAAATAATTCTATTAATAGTGTAGCAATAAATGATCTATTAAATTATAAAAGAATTCTTACATATAAATATTCTAATTCAAATTATGCATCTTCTTTCACTGTTGAGATGATTGCTAGTCGTGTTAAACTTTTAAATTATAAATAAATGACTTGTTCAAATTGCTTCAATGGTTGTTCAGAAATAGTTTCTGATCAATGTGTTAAATATACAGGAATAGATGTTCCTGTTCTTGGTATTCAGACTGGTGATAGTCTTTCTTATGTAGAACAGGCTCTCATTACGTTTTTAACTTCTACTCTTGATGGTACAGGAATTAAGATAGATATTCCTACTTCTACAACCATCTGTACATTAGTTAAAAAATATCTTCCTACGTGTGGAGATCTTACAGCTGTAGATTTGTTTAATGCTTTAATCAAAGCTCTATGTGATCTTCAGGCTCAAGTGACTGTAATTGGTACTTCAGTAGCAAATATTGAAGCAGCTTATAGCACATCATGTTTATCAGGTGTTACAAGTACATCTGGAACACATGCTATTCTACAAGCCACTATAGATAACTTGTGTGCATTAAATGCATCTTTAACAGCTCTTGCTATAGATGTTGATACAAACTATGTAAAGAATAGTGAGATTTGTGATCTTGTTACAGCTTGTATTGCAGGAAGTGGTCCTGGTAGTACTAAACACTATCTTAAGATGGTTCCTTACACTGTAGTAGAATATTATGGTGATCTTACAGGTAACTTTGATGGTAATGGTATAGGATCAGGTGATTGGGAAAAGATCTACTTATGTAATGGATTAAATGGTACTCCAGATAAAAGAGGTAGAGTTGGTGTAGGTGCTATAGTGGGAGTTGGTGGTGGATCATTAGATCCAGAGGTTCAGCCTGGTGGAACTGCTCCATATACATTTAATCCAAACTATCAATTAAAAATGACAGCAGGTAACAATAGCATAGCTCTGTCTACTAATGAGATTCCTCCACATACACACTCTGCTACATCAACTGCTGCAGTTCATGATCATATATTATTTTATCAAACAGCTAGTACATTTGCAGGTGCAGGAAGTAATACTGCAATAACAACACTTGGTAGTGGTATAAGTAGTGTAAATACAGCTGGAACCACTGTGAGTGTAAGTGTAACAAATGCTAGTACAGGTGGTGGAGAATATCATGCTAATACACAACCAGTGTTAGCTTGTTATTATATAATGTACATCCCTTAATATATTAAAAATCCTGTTTTGTTGGTTTTACAGGGTAGCTCCTAGGGTTTCTACCCTGGGAGTTTTTATTTTATAACCAATTTAATTAAGTTATATAATTAAATTAATTAAAAAGATTTGGTAAATATGAATATGTTTCTTATCTTTACGCTAATTTTAACCAATAAAAACTACATATGGCAGTAAATGAAAACTTGTTATCCCAGTTAGAACAAATACTTCACTGGAAGAAAAGTAAAAAGGTTTATGCTGAAAAGCTAGGGGTTACAGAAGAAGTGATTGATGAGCTATTAAAAGAACTAAAGAATAAGGAAAGAGTTAGAGATGATGCAGAAGTTGCACATTACATTACTGTTCTAGAGGAGATGGTTGTAAAGGTGAATAATGAAAAAGGAACATTAGAATCTATAATAGAAACAAACTTTGAACCAAAAGATGATCTTGAACTAGCTATGCTACATAAGATCAATTTGGATAAATATAAGATATCAAACTACTGGACTAAGCAGAAATCAAATGGTAAATTTACTAGTTCTGTATTTGCAACTCTCAGACAACCAAAGGATTACACAGCAGAAGATTTTGCTAAGTTTCTAGAGAGCTATGAACCAAATGTAATAGATGTAACTAATAGTGATGCTGAAAGAGGGTATGAAGAAGTTGATATTGAGATTTCTATAGCTGACTTTCACTTAGCTAAGAAAACACTAGAAGAAGAAACATTAGAGGATAAAAAGGTACAATATCTTAAAACTCTAAATGATCTTATAGAGAAGGTTAGAAACTCATATAATATAGATACAGTTGTGTTTCCTATATCAAATGATTTCTTCCATACAGATAACTACCAGAATCAAACTACAAATGGTACACCTCAGGATGTACTTACAGGATATGATAATGAGTATGAGGTTGGTTTTGATTTATTAGTTACTGCTATTGAACATCTAAGATTGGTAAGTAATCATGTAGAAGTTGTTCTTGTACAAGGTAATCATGATAGAACTAAATCATTCTACTTAGCACATGCTCTTGAGGTTTTCTTTAAAGGTGTATCAGATGTTACATTCCAAAGAGAACATTCAGTGACTAAATCTGTAGTGTTAGGAAATACATTTATAGGTTATCATCATGGTAACTGTAAGATAGATGATCTTCCTTTGTTATTTGCTACAGGTAAGGATAGCTTTGATTTTGGTGCTGCTAAATATAGAGAGGTTCATACAGGTGATAAACATCACTATATGGCTAAAGAGGTGAAAGGTGTAAGAATACAACAAATGCCTAGCTTATCTGGAACAGATAGATGGCATGCTGATCATAACTTTGTTCATTCAATAAGAGCTGGTCTTGTGCTTATATATCATCCTAATCATGGAAAGATAGGAGAATTTGAATCAAGAATATAAACTATGTCAACATTAAGAAAATTAGTATCGGATGTAAGATCTATGCATAAACTTCTGTCAAGTGATAACTTGATAACAGATCGTGTAATAGCATCTGAAATTAAGAATAATGCAATTCTTCTTATAAAGAGAGAAACAAATCTTAGAAAGCTTTGGGCTACAGGAACTTTATTCACCACTATTTCTTGTTTGGAAATGGTAGAGGTTCCCATATCTGAATGTTGTGAATATGTTGATCCTTGCACAATAGCAAGAAGTAAATACAAACTTCCACGCATATCTGAAGGAAACTATCAATATCTCATCCAAGGTGTTTATTCTATAAATGCTATGGGTGGAAAAGGTAAGAAGCTTAAAGAAATAACTATCAATAGATATATAAATCTTTTGAAACTTCCTATTATTAAGAAAGAAGAATACTACTGGATAATGAATGATTATCTATACATAAATAATCCTTTATTACAATCTATAAGAATCTCTGCTTTCTTTGAAGAAGATGTTCCTAATGAGATTATGTATCCAGAGTGTGGTTGCGGATCTCCTGAGTATACAGATGAGGACTATTGTAAAAATCCTCTAGATAAAGAATATGGACTTCCTGGTTATCTAGAAAAGCAAGTCCTTGAGCTTACATCACAAAAATTACTGTCTACATACTTTAGAATTAAAACAGACTTGACTTCTGATGATATAGATGGTCAAGCAGCTAATGCACCAGCAGGAAAATAATGAGAGTAAAAATTGATTGGAGAAGTGCAAGTTTGGATAACTACAAAAATTTCTGTAAGAAACATCCATCCATTAAGCTCACATATGATGAGTGGAGAGATATTATATACTCATATAATGAATCCTTCAAAAACTATATATTAGAAACAGGGGAGAAAGCAAAGCTCCCTTTTGGATTTGGAGAGTTCTCTATTAATAAAAAGAAGAGAAGAAAGAAGAAAGGACTTAATGATGAGTTTGTCAATCTTCCTATAGATTGGCAGAAAACAAAAGAGAAAGGAAAAGTTATATACAACTTTAACTATCATACAGAAGGTTTCTTTTTTGGATGGATGTGGTTTAAGAACACTGCAAGGTTAAAGAATACAGATCTTTGGTATTTTAAACCATCTAGAACAACATCAAGACTTCTATCACACTACCTAAAAACCAACGAGAAATATCAACATATTTATCGTGAGTACAAAAAATAACATAGATGTCATACTATTACAAATACAATTTCATAAGCCCTGAAATAGTTTATTCCACAGTTAAGGAAGAACTTAAATCATATTTTGATACAGGAGCTGTAGATGATCTTATGTTCCCTACATACACAGATAAGTGTTTGAGGAAACTAGGAAGAACTACTTATGTAATATCTGAAGAGATATTATATATAGAAGACTTTCAAGCTAGACTTCCAGATAACTTCTTTGCTGTAAGAGAAGCTTGGTTATGTACAGAGGTTCCTGGTTATCCATATCAGACAGCTAATTCTTTCTATTCTCAAGCTGCTTCACAAACAACAATACAGGTTTCTCCTTTAACAGTTGGAGGACAAGATTGTTGCAAAAATCCTCAGTGTTTAAATCCTACTAGTTGTGCTGGTGAATGTATGCCTGAGCTTATAGAAGCTGTATATAAAACTAATCAACAATCAGGAAGATCTTATAGACAAGAATATCTACTTAAGCCAGGAAACATTTCTGCTAGAAATAACTGTGCTGTAGATTATAATGATAACTGGGAATTCTATGGATACTCAGGAGTTGCTAATCGTAGTTCAACACCTGGAGCTTCTGCTGCTGATAGTTTTGATATTAGAGATAATAAGTTTGTAACTAACTTCAGAACAGGAGTTGTACATCTATTATTCTATGCTACAGAGTATGACAATAGTGGTAATCAAATGATTCCTGATAACTATCGTATAAGAGAATACATTGAAGCATTCATTAAGTATAAGATATTTGAAACTCTTACAAATCAAACTAATGATGAAACATTCCAGCAATTACAACAAAAACTTGTCTACTATAAACAAATGTCTGAAGAAGCATTTATCATGGCTGATATAGAGATCAAGAAACAAGATGCTTGGACTAAGCAGAGAAGGATAAAGAATGATTTGAACAGATTTAACATGTACGAACTTCCAAACAGAACAAATAGATATGGGTGGAGACGTAATAATTAATAAGTATAATGGCAGATCAAAAAGAAGATAAACAACAAAGTAATATAAAGCAAGAATTTAATCAAGCTGTTGCAGGAATGAACATGGATAACTCTGTTAGCCAAATTCCTAAAGGCATGCTTAGTTATGCATTAAATGCTTCTGTAGAAAACTTTGATGCAAACTCTGTTAACTACCAGAATGAACCTGGTAATGAATTTTGTGTTGAATTTCCTACAGGATATCAATTAATAGGTACACATTTCATTGCTGAGAAAAATAAACATATATTCTTTCTTGCTAATCCTCAAACAGCACAATCTGAGATAGGGTGTATGAATAATAATAATTGTCAATATGTTACAATTGTTAATGCTGATTGTTTAAACTTTAATATTCACTATCCTATTCTCAAGATAGTGCATAAGATAACTAACTGTACTACAGAGATTTATTGGACTGATGGATTTAATCCAAGAAGATATTTAGATCTTGAGAATATCCCATATAAGTTAGATCCAAACTCACAATTATGTAATCCTGTATATACAAATGAATTAGATTGTAATCAACTAAAGATGCAACCTAATTTTAATATTCCAGAACTTAATGTAACAAATATTACTACTGGAGGTGCTCTTATTGCAGGAACTTATCAATTTGCTATTCAGTATTCTGATGCTGCTGGTAATCCTTACACTTCATACTACTCAGTAACAAATCCCACTCCTGTTGCTAATCCTCAACTTACCACTCCTAATTTCAATTATGAAGTGGGAAGATCTATTGAGGTTACAGTTAGTAATTTAGATCTCACTGGACAGTTTCAATATTTTAATCTTGCTGTAATTAAAACAGTAAATGCTATTAGTTCTGTAGAATTAGCAGGAACATATTTTATTGATAAGCCAACTAGGGTTATTACTTACACTGGACAGAATCAAGAACAAATCAAGCTTACTATAAATGATATCTTTGAGAAGTATCCTTATTATGATATTGCTCAAGATCTTACCACTGTACAAGATATTCTTGTATGGGATAATCTATCTTCTATAGATAGGATTAACTATCAGAAGATAGCTAATCAATTATCTCTTCAATGGCAGACATATAGAATCCCTGCTGATGAAAACTATGCAGATGCATTAAATGCTACAAATCTAAGAGGTTATCTTAGAGATGAAGTGTATGCATTTGAAATAGTATTCTTATTAAAGAATGGTAAACAAACAGATGGTTTCCATATTCCTGGTAGATTAAAAAATATAAATGAATTTAGCCATCCAGATGTACCAACTACAAATGATGATTTTGTAGGAACTCCTGATTATGTAGATCCTGCAACAGGAATAGGATATAGTCCTTATTGGAAAATATATAATACAGCTTCAATTATAGGTGATGCTACAGGTGATAATATTGGAAATGCTACACCGTATAAATATGGTGAATTTGCATATTGGGAATCTACAGAACTTTATCCTTGTAACCCTGATCTTTGGGGAGATCTTGCAGATCAACCTATCAGACATCATAAGTTTCCTGATGTATTAGTTTCTCCTATATTTGAAAGTGCAACACCAACAATAGTTGCTGGAAAGTATAATGTTGAAATGAGATCTTCAGATGCTGTATTTCCAATAGGAGTTAAGATTAATAACTCTCAGGTATATTCATTGATACAAACCTCTGATCTAACTCAAGAACAAAAAGATGATATAGTTGGATTTAAGATAGTTAGAGGTGACCGTGGTACAAACAAATCTATTGTTGCTAAAGGTATTCTTAGAAATGTAGGTAAATACAAAAGACAAGATACGGAATACTATTTTCCAAACTATCCATATAATGATCTTGGAAAAGATCCATTCCTTCTATCAAATAGTAATGCTTATACAGTATCTTCTTCTATATCAGGGAATACAATATGTAGAAGTTTTACAGTTTATGCACAACCTAATGCTCCTTGTACAATTGAATATTTAAACTGCACAAGTCTTGAATACACTAAATTAACTTTAAAAGAAGGAGATGTTGTAAACATTTGTAGTCTTGATTTTCCAAAACCTAATATACTTTCTGGAAATCCAGTGATAGTATGTAACACATACAAGAAATATAAATTAACATCACAATATGGAGGATATCCAAATGTATTTACTTACTATCCTCCAAATTTAAGTTGTGATTATGGATGTCCTTGTAACTATGATACATTACCTTCAGGATATACAGATTGGATAAATGCTTGTTTAAATAATCCATCTTGTAGTCTTTGTTGTAGTGATGTATTGACTGAGCAATCAATAATAGTAGAATGTGGAGGAACTTCTTGTACTAATATTTATCAATATGTATATTCTATTTCTACACCAGGAGTTATAAATGGTGCATATTATACCATAGAAGAAGTAGCATCATATGGATATGATATTTGTTCTCCCATTCCATTAGAAGCGTTTACAACTGATGGTAGTAAATACAGACAAGTATTTAATTCTCCTGAGACATCATTTGGACAACCATTTTTAGGAAATATTCTTAAGCTTGAGAATGTAATATTTGGTGCTGGTAAAGCTCATTTTGTAGAAGTTAAGAAGAATGCATTTTATAAACTTTTAACTTATGAAGCACAAGTAGATGCTCTTACATCATCTTTTGCTATTGGAGGTACAGATATAACAGCAGTATTCACTGCATATCAAGCCTATCTTACAATTTATGTAAATGGTATCACTAGAAGGAATTATGGCTGGTCTTTTAACTCTATAGCTAGCTATGACTATTCTTCAAATATATACAACAATACTGGACTTAAACAAAGACCAATTGAACTTGCTCAATATCTTATTCCTGGTGTACAGTCTGCTGGTGATAATCTAAGTATTAATAACTGGAATAGGGAATCATCTGTTTATTTAAAAACAACAGAACAACTTAAACCTACAGTGGTAAATTATACTACATATTTAATATGTAATACCACTTCAGTTGGTTCAGGTGTGATTGTAACATTTGAATATCAAGATCCCACAACTGGAACATCTACAGTATCATTAAATCCTTCAACTTGTAATACAGTAAATTCTACAATATTTCCAGCTGAAATAACAGGGGCTCCTAGTTCAGATTATAGTATAACTATAGTAGATTCAGGATTTGTTGTATTGCAGATCCCTACAATACCTTTACCTTTTCCTAGTGAAACACCAACAATAAAACCTTCATTTGGACATAGACCTTATATTACAGATTCATCAAGATTTACACCATCCTCTCCTGGAATCAACACTTGTGATGTTCCTGAAAAAGAAGTTGATATAAAAACTATAGTTTACTATGCTTCTTTGAAAAATGAATTTGTTAATCAATGGGGACAAATATATTCTTACAATACAATAGATACAGGATATCAAGCTGTTCTAAGTTCTGGAAGAACTTTAATGTCCACTATATTTGGTGGTGATACATTCATCTCTAGATTTGCATTCAAAACAAAACTTCCATTCTTTATAGATAATAGAGTGGGTGCTCCTGATGATTCAGATATATTCTATGATGAGATTGGTAATGTGGCCTATCCACAATACTGGCACTCAGCAAGATCTGTTTTATCAAATTATGTACCACAAAATATGGTTAATATAATATCATACAAGGCTCATAATTTTGATTGTCCTAATAAACAAGATGTAAGTACAAGCACTCCTGGAAGAACTTTCTATGATGGTAAGATGTACTTATTTGCATATGGTATTCCAAACTTCTATTGTGAATCAAGTATAAACACAGATCTTAGACAAGCATTTAATAATAGAGAAGGAGATTTCTGGCCTCATGTAAGTACAAGTATTCCTGATGATTGGTTCCAAGAAAGCTTTGTAACAATTGCTCAAGATAATACATACTATTATAATGTAACTTTCTCTAAGCAGAATAAAGAAAACTATTTCTCACATCTTCCTCCAGATTGGAAGAATCAATTATGTTTCACTTATTATCCATTTAGAGCTATCTATTCAGATTCTCAAGAACAAAATGCTGATAATAAAGTGAATAACTGGTTAAGTTATGGTGCTATAGCAATGTTTGACTTTCCTCAAAACTTTGGTAAATTAGTTTCTCTAGATGGTATCCAGAATAAATCTATCCTTGCTAGATTTGAAAATAAGAGCTTACTATATAACACTCTATTAACTGTTGAAACAAGTAATCCCAAAGCTGCCTATCTTGGTAATGATACATTATTTAGAAGCTCACCTCCAGTAGATTTTGCTGAAACAGATCTTGGATATGTAGGAAGTCAGAATAAGTTCTTATTAAAGATTCCTCAAGGACAAATTACAGTTGATGCTAAAAGAGGACAAGTTTTCCTAATTACAGGTAATGGTGCTTCAGATCTTTCTGCTTTTGGTTCTGGACTAAATAGATTCTTTACAGATCATTTAGCATTTGAAATCTTAAGATATTTCCCTGATGCTGATATAGATAATCATTATAATGGAATAGGACTTCATGGTGTATATGATAGTAAGTATGATAGAGTGATAATCTCTAAGCTTGATTATATACCTGCAAATAATAATATTAAATATGATGAGGTAACAAGAGATTTTTATATAATTGAGCAAGTTGCAGGAGTTGAATTAAAAACAATTGTAGATGTTACAGATCCAGAATACTTCTGTAACAAATCTTGGACACTTTCATTCAATATGAATACTAAGAGCTGGATCAGTTTCCATAGTTATATTCCTAACTTCTATATAGCTGAGAATAACTTCTTCTATTCTGGAATGAATGGAGGTTGTGATCTTGAGGCTATAGCTATTGAGGAAGTTCCTATTGGTAGTTGTTTTAGTGTTTATAATTCAGGAGACTTACCTGTTGATATAGATTATACGGATGTATATGGAAATATGATTCCACTTGAAATTGAAGCTAAAGATACAGTTTATGTATGTGGAATAAGTGTATCAAGTTTTCCTGGAATAGTAACTACTAATCTTGGTTCTTGTATAAATGGTTGCCCTTCTTAAATGAAAATATAAATGAGTAAAACAATAATTGTAAAGTTAACAAAAGCTGGCCTTAGAACAGGACCATTCACCATATCTGATAACTATGGTAATGTTCTAGCTACAGATGTTTCTAAAAGAAGACTGATTCAAGGAATGACCTTTAATGTTGATACTAATGTATCAGTGATTATTCTTGAGTCTACAGGAGGATGTATTGGTAAATGTAAAAATAAAATCAATATATCTATAGGAACAATGAATGCTGCACAATTAGCAACTACAACATTTCAAAATAAGAATACACCATCTCTCTGGAGACATCTTACTAATCCTAGAATATATAATACATTCTATGGTAACATAGAACCATATATTATAGAGTATCCTTTCTCATATGAATACTATGATGAAATCTTACAAAATGTAAAAGACTATACAAAGGCTTATAAATACTTAGATATTCCAGATGGTGTATTTAATTATAACACAAGAATAGAAACAGATGACAGATGGTTCAATAAAGCCATTCTATATAATGACCAACAGTCTACAGGTATTCTAGAGCTTGTTCCAAAACCTATGCACAATCTAAAAGAGTATTTAAAATTCCCTATATACAATCCTGATAGTAAGACAATCACTTATACTAAATCAGATAATTTCTATCAATATAACACTTTTTGGTCATTAGTTAAAAATAAATCCATACCTTTGTTTACAACAACTTGTTGCAATGCTCTATCTTTAGATAAGACTGTTAATCAAGCAAATATGGATTATGGAAAAAGATCATTTAAGAAAGAACCTCTAAGAGCTAAATTATTAAAAGTTAGACATATATTAGATAATAGAGATGATGCTCATTTATCATCACGATTTATTACAACACCTTCTCAAATCTCTTACAAATAATGGCTAAGAAATTAACATCAAATAAGGCAAAAGAAATCCTGCATGATAAGAGTGTGCATGGACATCCTCTTACAGATAAGCAAAGAAAGTTCTTTGGTGCAATAGCTGGTGGTGCTCCTATGAAAGTAGAACAAGGAGGATGGTTAGAGAAATATAATGGTGGTGGAATGCAAGAGTATCAAGAGAACTATAATGATAATACAACATCATACCCTCCAGGATTTGTAGGAATGGGAAATGATACAACAGGTAGAAACTATTCTCCTGCATGGGGTGGACAATTTCAAATGGGAGGCTCTATGCCTGGTGCTGTAGGATTCACATATGCACGTACAGCAGGAGCTGCTCCTGATAATGGTCCATATGCTAAGAAGACAAAAGCTAGTGCTCAAGATGGTCTTACATTCCTTGAACCAAATAGTTCTAAATTACCAGTAAATAATCATCGTTCAGAGTTAGCAATATCTATAGGTGGAGAAGATGGAGAACCTGCATTATTGATTCCTTCTTTTAAATATGGACAACCTATACTTGGACCAAGTGATAGTCCTTATGCTGAGTTTAGAAGAACAGGAGACTATCTTGGAGGTCCTTTTAAAACATGGCAAGAGGCTGATGAATGGGATCAAAATGTAAGACATCCTTATGTAGAGAAAGGACAATCTATTCCTACTCCTCTTAGAAGATGGGGAAAGGATTTTGAAAATGGTGGATCAATGACCTACTATCAACATGGACTAGATTGGAAACCAAAGAGTATTAGTAAAAATGGTGATGATATTCCAAAGAATCAGAATGCAGAGTTCGTTCTTCCAAATCCTAGAGATCTTCAAAGGCAAATGATGAATGCTAGTGAATCTACTGCTCCTACAAGTAGAGCACTCACTACAGGGATGAGTAAAGAAAATATGGCTGCTAGTTCTCAAGCTATGGGTAAATCTAGAGCAACAGAAGAAAGACTTAAGCAACAAAGAATAAAAGAAAGAAAGGCTGCTAAATCTTTTGATAAAGGAGAAATTAATACTTTTACATTTCCAAATGGTCAGACTAAAACTAAAGACCAGATGGATTGGAGAGAAAAAGCTTATATTTCTGGTAAGTCATTAGAAGGTAAAGGGAGGTTTAATGAAAATGATGAAGCTTGGTATGATACTATAAATCCTCTTAATTGGATTACAGAAACAGCAGGTGCATTAGGCACAGCTCCTTATGAAGCTAAACAATCTAATTCTAACTTACCATATCTTACTAGTATAGGACAAGGATTATTTTTAGGAGCCACTGGAGTTGATCCATTAGGAAGTGCTATGAAACTTCCTGGTAAAGTAGCTCAGTCTATGGAATCAGGATTGCTTTCTAATACATATAAATTAAATCCTTGGGCATTTAAACCTAATCCAGAAGCTTATTATAGAATGTTAGGTAAAGAAGGAACAGTTGATGCTTTTGAAAGTGGTATTCTTAGAGCTAAACAAAATAATAATATAATAAGTTTTGATCCTGATAAAGGATTTGATCTTACTTCTAATCAAGGTCCATTATATGATAGACCTTATTTTTCAAAAGGTACACCTTTAGATAGAGATTGGAAAAGTCCTTTAAGTAAAAAGAAAGGAAGTATTTATCCAGGCCCTGATATGGTTGAAGTAACAAATTCTAGCAAGTTTCATCCTACTTATGATTTAGTTGCTTCACCTAATCAAACTTTAAGTTCATTTGATCCTGATACTAAATTTTATACTCAAGATTGGCTAAGAGGATATAAAGAAGTTCCTAAACAAGAAGAAGGTGGTATAATAGAAGATGATAGAGGACAATGGGCACATCCTGGAAAGATAACAAAGATCAACTCTAATCAAATAACAATGAAAGGAGTGGACTATCCTGTATTAGGAATCTCTGATGCAGGTGATAAACAAATGATGTATCCAGATCAAGACTATACATTTAAAGGAAAGAATGTTACAGAATATCCTATGGCTCAGAAAGGTAAAACTCTTCCCCCTATATATACACAAGATCCTAGAAAAGTACAAGCATATAATGATAGTTTAAATTTGTATAATGATTATAATAGACTTAAGAATATATTAGATAAGCAATATAGTAGTTCTGATTATATTAAAAAAGAAGAAAACTTTCCAAGAAATCCTGATGGAAGCATTTGTTATAATTGTATAAAAAAAGAAGCAGAAAGAAAAAAACAAGTTGGTAATTTTGTAGATAACTTATATGGAAAAGTTCAACAACTTGCAAATCCTAATATTAATCCTATAGGATATATTAATTATTTAAAAGATAATTTATTTTTTGATGAATCACAAGGAAAAATATATAACTATTCAAATGTAAAACCAGTACAACCCATAATATATAGATCTAAACAATCTAAAGATAAATCTAGTCAATGGAAACCTCTTACTCCAGAAATAGCAAAAGGACGTTTCTCTGGAAATATTGATAATATGGTATATAGAGAAACAGGAGATCCTGATAATCCATATAACATTACAGGTATTCCTCCTAAACCTAAACTAGAACCTACACTAAAGAAAAAGGTAAGTAATATAACTCCTATTTCTATGACCGATAGTTTTACACCAGGAGTAACATCTATTCAACATCCAGAAATAAAACTACAAAACTTACCACAGGGAGAATATAGAACAAGCTATTGGGATCCTGAAATAAAAGATTGGAATGAAAGAGCTTTTATGTCTCAACAAGAAAGTGATCAGTTTGCTAATGAGATGTCACAAAGAGGTTATGGAGCACCTTATGGTAATGTTACACAAACCAGAAAAATAAATAAAAAATCAACAGGTGGTTGGTTAGAAAAATATAATTAAATTTGCAATATGAAAGCAGAAATCTTAAAAATCGCTGGTGTTAAATCTGAAAAGGAATTCTATAAAAAGTATCCTACAGAGGAAGCTTTTATGAAAGCTCATAAGAAAGAGTTTAAAAAAGCAGCTATGGGTGCTAAGATGGTAAAGACCCAGTTGGAACAACTTACAGACTTTGGTAATCCTCCTAAAGCTCAGGATGGTAGACAGTTAGATATGTGGGGTAATCCTCTTCCAATGGTACAAATGCCTTTAAATTCTAATGTAGGAGTTGGACAAATGGGATTGAATAATGCTCCTAGTGGAACAATGACTCTTGAAGGTAATACAGATTTAGCAAACCAAACACAGCTTTATGGAACAGGTCAAACTATATCAAATGCTGGTGCATTAGGTGGAATAACTCCTGGATCTATACAAGGTATGGGTTCACAGATGATTGGTAAAAGTAATACAAATCTTCTTGGTAAGTTAGGAGGATATGCAGGAATTGCTCAAACTGCAGGTCAGTTGATTGGAGGATTTCAAAAATTAAAAGAAGAAAAGAAACAAAGAAAGTCTGCTGAAACTTGGGCTAATGTAAGTGATATTACAAAACAAGCTCAAGAGTCAAGACCAAAAGATCCTCTAAGACATAACTTCTTAAGACCAGAAGATCAGATAGTACAACCTAATCAGTTGTTTCCTACATATGGTGTAGGTACAAACTACTTAGCTAAAGATGGTACAAGAGTGATGAAGATAGGTGGTAATCTTACAGAGATACAAAACACCTATGCTCCTAATAACTTATATGACAATCTTGGATATGAACCTCTTAATGATTCTAGTCAAGTTAAACAGTTTGCTGGGGGTGGTGCATTAGGTGATTTTGCTAATCAAGGTGGATTTAATATGTTAGATACAATTGGTGATGCAGCTATAGCAAACAATGCTGGTGGTGATATAGGTGGAGCTATTGGAGGAACTGCAGGAATGGTTATTGGTGGTCCTGTTGGACAAGCTATTGGAAAGACTTTAGGAAAAACAGTTGGAAAACTTGTTGATAGGAATCCTCAAAAAATGAAGATTGCTCAAGAAAAGACTAAAAAGAATGTAGGAGCTATGGCTTTTAATGAAGGTGCTCAATACTTACAACAAGGACAATATGGTAATTATATGGAAGATGGTGGATGGGTGAGCCATGATTGGCAACCTCAAGTGATTACACAGTTTGGTGAGCACAGTATGCAAGATCTTTTAAGAAGAGATCCTCAAATGGATACATTAAGAACTGGTGGTCACATTACACAGAACAATATGTTCCCTACAGATCAATATGCTCTAGGTGGAGAACTAAAGACTACATGGGGTGGATATGCAGAACCTATTTCTTATAATCCTCATATGCCTGGTACAGGAGAAACTGTCATGTTTAGAGGAATTAAGAAAAAAACAAGTGATGGTAAAACAAAAACAATAGGTGCACATAGTCAATCTGATGGTAGAGGACATACAGGTATTGGTGTTAAGTATGGTGAAGGTGGTAAAATGACAGACTATGCTGAGTTTGGTTCTAGAGATGCTGATGCTGATGTGGAAGTTGAAAGAGGTGAACCAGCTACAGAAATGGTAGATGGTCAGACAGGAGAAAAGAATATGGTGGTATTTGGTAATCTTAAAATTCCTAATATGTTCCTAAATGAAATAGGTGATGTTAAAGCTAAAGGTAAGAAGTTCAAAAACTATGTAGCTGATCTTGGTAAGATGGAAGCTAAACAAAATAAGATTGTTGATAAATCATCTGAACAGATAGATGGTCTTAATGTATATACACCATTTGATAAACTTAAATTTAATGGATTAACTGCTAATGTTATTGGAGGTAATATGAATCTTAAAGAAGCTGCTCTTAAGAAATCAAATGCTGCAGCTGTACAAAATGCAATAAATGATACAGCAGCTGAACATGGTCTTGATGCAGATCATCTTGCTAAAGGTAAAGTTAAAGTAGATCCTAAAGCTAAGAAAGAACAAGCTAAATATGGTAAGGAATTGTTTAAAGCTCAAGATGGATATATATCACAAACAGTTAAAAAAGCTATTATATATAAAAGTGCTAGAGCAAAAGGATATGATGAAACAACAGCTAGACAAATGGCTGGATTACCTATTCAAGAAGATTTAAGTGTAGAATTACCAGAGACTGTTGAAGCAGAAACTACTAATACTACTTCTAAAAAAAGATCCCCTAAAAGTGGTCAAACTAAATCATCAGGATATGTAAGTAAGTATGGTATTGATCCTTGGAAAGGAAATATTACAGGTCTTGGTAAGAAAACAGCATCTAGCTTTACTGCAGAAGAGTGGGATGATATAGCTGATAAACTTGGATTCAAAGGACGTGGTAATGAAGAGTTTGAAAAATTCTTATTAGATAATCCTAAGGCTAAAGATATAATTGAAAAAAGACATCAGGATCTTTATGGTAAAGCACCTTGGTTAGATCCTAAACACTTTGGATATGGTTGGGCTGCTCCTGAACTTAAATCAATTGGAAATAATCAAGAATATGAAGGAGAGATTCCATTAGTAGATATATCACAAATAGATAAGGAACCATCTTCTGATGATAATACAGAAACTTCAAATATAGAAACAGTGAAACCTAATAAAAGAAAAACATGGATAGATGCAGCTAACACTCTAATTCCATATTTAAGACCTACAGATCAAGAAGCATTTGATTATAGTCAGATAGCTCCTGAGTTAATGTCTTTAGCTACAAATCAGTTAGATCCTGTACAAGCTCAGCTATATCATCCAGACCTAGGAACACCGTATGATATATCTCTTCAAGATCAAATGAATGCAAACCAAGCAGACTATAATGCTACACAAAGAGCTATGGGATATAATCCTGCAGCTCTTTCAGCATTAGCAGCTCAAAAGTATGCAGCTAACTCAAATGTTCTTGGACAACAATTTAGACTTAACCAAGCTGAGAAAGATAAAGTGTATGAAGGAAACAGAGCTGTATTGAATGATGCTCAGCTTAAAAACCTTGGTATATTAGATACACAAATGACCAGACAGTCACAAGCTAAGTCTCTTACAAAGCAACAGAATATTGAAGCTATGAAGTCTATTGCTTCTAAGATTGCTCAGAACAAGTTGGAAAACAGACAGTTAGGTATATACGAAAATCTATATAACTATAGATTTGATAAGAGTGGTAGAGCAGTTAATATGAATCCTTTAGCTCAGTTTGATTATTCTGGATCTATGGCTTCTTCTAAAACAGGAGGATTAGCATCAGGATTGGAATTTACATATGATGCAAATGGTAATATTGTAGGTACTAGGAAAACAAAAGAAGAAGCTAAATATGGTACTAAGCTAAAGAAAGAATCTAGAAATGGTTCTATTGTGAAAGCAATCAAAAATTTATAACCAATTCAATTATACAAGATTACCAAAAACTGTTATAGTTCTTGGTAATCTTATTATTTTTAATTACATTTGCTAACTTAATTTAACATGGCAAGTTTTACAGACGCAATAACACAGTTTAATCCTTATGTACCACAGCTACCAGTAGATGCTATGGTAAAGGTTGGTATGCAAAAGCAAGCCCAATATGAAGAAGGATATAAGAAAATACAAGCTCAGATAGATCAGGTAGCTGGTCTTGATGTATTAAGAGATGTAGATAAGAACTATCTTCAATCTAAACTTAATGAACTTGGTAATAACTTAACAGGAGTAGCTGCTGGAGATTTTTCAAACTTCCAATTAGTTAACTCTGTTGCAGGTATGACTAAACAAGTTGCTAAAGATGAATATGTTCAAGCAGCTGTATCTTCTACAGCAAATCATAGAAAACAAGCTGCTGAGATAGAAGCTGATAGAAAAAAAGGAACTCTCACTCCAGATAATGAATACTACTATAACAAACAACTTTCATCTTATATAAGCTCTAAAGATCTTAAAGATAAGAATGGTAATCCTATTGTTTATAGTGGAAAGTATATCCCTAACTTTGATGTATTTAAGTTTGCTAAAGAAACATTTGATGCTGTAAAACCTGATGGTTTTTCTTTTGACCAAGTTTATGTTACAGATGAAAATGGCAATCCTAAAATAGACCCTAAAACAAAACAACCTATATATTCTCCTGTAATGGTGAGAATGGAACAAGAAGGTATATTTCCTGCTAAGGTGAAAGAAACTTTAAATCAGATATTCTCTGATCCTAGAGTGGGTCAACAGTTAAGTATATCTGGACAGTATAATTATAGGAACATGACTCCTGATCAACTAAGTGGAAAGATCTTAGATCAGAAGGAATCAATATTAGCTTCTTATGAAAATCAATTACTTGATTTAAATCTTAAAAAGAACTCTGGTAAAGATGTTCAAAAAGATATAGATAGTGTTACACAACAAATGCAAAGTGTAGCATCTGCGTATGATGAATATGCTCAAACAGCTTTTGATAATCCAGATGGTGTTAAAGGACAACTCTATAAAGATGATTTAAGTTCTAGATTTACAACAATGTTTGGTCAGATAAAGAAGAAAGAGCAGATGATGGAAAACCCAGGATGGAGAGCTAACTTTGAACTTCAAAAAGAAGCAAATGCTCAATCTAGATTTGCTCAAGATTTACATCAAAGAAAGTTAGAATTTACTGAAAAAAATAAACAATGGGAAGCTGACTATCTTCAAAAAGAAAGATTAGCAATTGATAAAAAGAAAGGGGTGGGAACTGGAACAGGTCCTGATGGTGATAAGACCACTGAACAAGCTGATCAACCATCTGATATTGATAAGATACAAAAACTTGAACAAGATTATACAGATGCTGCAACAGAATTTCAAGCAGGATCTGATGAGTTTTTATGGAATAATGCATTTTCAGGAGTTGGTAATAATGATGCAAATTTAGCAAAGCTTATCAATTCAGGAAAAATGAATAGGAGTGAAGCAATATCATTAATGATTACTAATGCTGCAAGAAGTTCAAACCAAGATCCTATAACATTTAGAGCAAATTGGGGAAATAAAGCTGAGGTTAATTATTTTAAAATGACTCCTCAACAAAGAGAAGCAAACCCATCACTAACTGCTGCATACACTGCATATAGAGATTCAAGAAAAACCTTTGATGTAATTTCCTCTATTAAAAAACAAGTAGATGATCAAACAGAAGACTCTCTTGGTCAGGAGGGTGCTAAAAAAACAAATATATTAGGGTTTGTTCCAGATGAACAGTTTGTTACCTTTAGAGGAAATAAAGTTAAACTTACAAAAAATGATATATATGATTTAGCAGTTTATGTTCGTGGAAACAAATCAACATTTGGATTCATGAATGATGAGGGAGCAAACAGAGCTGCTAAAACAGCATATCAAAGATTAAAATTAAAAGGACTTGGTGATCTAGCTGATTATCAATTAGATATAAATACAGCAAATCCTACACTTCTTACATCTACTCCTATAACAGGAGGATTAAGAACAATTAAAGCAGGTTTAAAAACTATCTTACATCCATCAGATTATACAGATGCATTCATTGTAACTGGACAAGTTAAAGATGTCTTTGATAAAATAAACAGCGATGAATATGAAAAAGGACTATCTATAAAAGCTGGAATTATAGATAAAGCATATGGTATGAAACCTAACTTAAAAGTAGGTCTTGTATCAGGAGATGTTTCTACTGATAAGGTGACATTTAGTAAAATAAAGAATTGGGCTGGTGCTTATACAGCTGGACAAACAGAAAATCTTTCTCCTGACTTTAAAAAGTTTGCAGAAAGTCTTGGAAAGAATTTAGAAGAAAGTAATATAGAAGCTCAAATTATAATAGATGGTAATAATAAACCACAAGTAGAACTTGTATCATATGATAGTGATGGAAAAAGATCTGGTGGTATGACAATACAAAAAGATGAAGCAGCTAATATAGGAATTGATGTAAATTCTCTTTATGAATCAAAAGAAGTTTCTGTATTAAGAAATAAAATAAACTATAACGGAAATAAAACATGTGAAGGTAATCCTAAAGATATCACTACATATGTTAATGGAGATGTATATTATGATAGACATGATTTTAAAGGAATGGGAAATGCACCTTATGATGTTAGAGCAAATATAATATATCGTAATGGTATATACTATCCTGTAATATTTGCATCTGATGGTAAAAATATGACAAAGGTTCCAAGAGAACTTGAGGGTTCTGAGAACTTACAACAGGTTGAATTGTTTTTAAAACAAGCTGTTAACCCAACATATGTTTCATCAATTATAGCAGAATCTGAAGCTTTAAATAAATAAAAATGCCAGAAGAAAAAGTAGTTAATTTAGGAGGTACAATACAAGGTTTTCCAAAAACACCAATAGTTCCAGATGTTCCAACAGGAGATCCTCTTGCTGGTAAGATGTCAGTTAATGATATGACTAGATCTATGCTAAGTGGTATCAAAACAAAAGGTGTTGCTGATATTCCTATGTCTTCCATTTACTCAGGATCAAGATATACAGAAACTAGACCAGGTACAGATTATGAAGAAATGGCTGGTCAACAGCAATCTGCATGGGATAAATGGAGAAATGCTTCTGGTAAAATGCTTGGTATTGCAGCTACATCTTTTGTATCAGGAACAGCAGGTCTTGTATATGGAATAGGTTCAGCTATTAAAAATCAAAGATTAGCATCATTGATTGATAATGATGTTACAAGAGCAATGGATAATGTTTCTACATCACTTGAAGATGTTGCTCCAAATTATTACACTCATGCAGAACAAGATGCTGAATGGTATTCTCCTAAGAACATACTAACAGCAAACTTCTGGTCAGATAAAGTTTTAAAGAACTTAGGATTTTCTTTAGGAGCAATGGGTGGTGGTATTGCTTGGGGATCTTTATTAAAAGGAATAGGACTCACTAATGCTCTTGTTAAAGCTGGTCAAGGATTAGAAGCAGCTACTGCTGTTGAGGATGCTATGACTGCTGCTCCTAAATTAGGAAAGTATGCAGCATTTGAAAATGCATTAAATGCAACTGCTCAGAAATATATAAAGAATCCTATATCTGCTGTATTGAAAGATTCAGATAGAATACTCACTTCTGCAATGGGTACATTTGGTGAAGCTTCTATGGAAGGTCTTCAAGGTATGAATGAATTTAGAAAAAAACTTATTCAAGATTATAAAGATAAATATGGTGTAGATCCTCAAGGACAAGATCTTGATGAGATTAATTCATATGCTGATAAAGTGGGTTTAAATATATGGGCACAGAATACACTTCTTCTTACAGGAACAAACTATGTTCAACTTCCTAAAATCTTAGCATCTTCAAGAAAAGCTGATAAAGCTTTAATCAATGATATAGAACAAGAAGCAATTGGTTCTGAATTTAAAGTTGTAAAACCTGAAACAAAGTTTGGAAGAATTGCACAAGGTGTAAAAGGAATAGGCTCTTTATTATTTGCTCCATCAGAAGCATTTGAAGAAGGTATGCAATCTTCTATACAAACAGGTGTAAAAAACTATTTTGATAGAGCTTATAAAAATAAAAAAGAGGGAGATTCTTTTTTAAGTGATTTATATGATACAATGGGAACCACTCTATCTGAAGGGGTAGATGATACTCTTTCAAGCAAAGAAGGTCTTGAGAGTATACTTATTGGAGGTATTTCTGGGGGTCTTCAGGAGATGAGAGAATCTATAAAAGAAAGAGGTGTATTTGGAACAGGTGGTGAAAAGAGAGTAAATACTGAAATGGCTTTATCAGCTTTGAATAAAACAAACATTGATAAAGCTTTGAAAGATGTTTCTAATTTTATTAATATTGGAATAGGTTCTCAAAAACTTAGACAGCAAGCTGTTACAAATAATGATAAGCTTTCTGAAAAAGATTATGAGCAAGACTTTACTCTTTCTTATTTAATGCCTAGAGTGAAGTATGGTAAGATTGATTCTGTGAATCAAGAGCTTGACTATTATAAGAATCAGGCTATGGATGATCAGGGATTTGATCAGCTTAAAAGAGGTGGTGTAGTTAATGAAAATGAGACAAAAGAACAATTCATAGGAAAAATAGAAAATCTTAAAAAACTTGCAAAACAAGTAGATAACACATACTCTGATCTTAATGATAAATACTCAGGTATTAGAAATGATAAAGGTGATAGAGTTTATTCAGATGATGTTATAGATAAAATGGTTTATGCTGCAGCTAAGATTAAAAACTATGATGAGCGTATTCCTGGAATAAATTCTTCTTTAATAGAAGCAGGACTTTCTACACAAGATATAATCAACGATGTTATTAAAAAAGGATCTGAAGATGTAAGTTCTGTAAATACAGCAAAATCTTTGATTTCTGCAATGGATATTCCTGATGTAGAAAAAGATGATTTAAATCAAAATCTAGATGATCTTATTGAAGCTTCTCTAAGAAGAAAACTATTTATTGATCAGTATAATGATATTAAGAAAAGTCCCGATAAGTATAAAGAGATAGTTGAACCAGAAGTTACAACTAAACCTGGTGAAAAGAAATCTACAATAAAGATAAAAACAAATAAAGGAGAGAAAGAGTTCAATGTTGGTGAGCAATATTATGTATCAAAGATTGTTAAGAAAACTAAAGAGGGTGAACCTTTTTATGAAACTCCTATTATTACAATACTTGGAGAGAATGAAGATGGTACAATTAAGATAAAGAATTCTGAAGGAAAGATAGTGAATATTAATAGATCTAAGTTTAATGATCACTCTCTTGTTTCTTTAGACTTTGTAAAAAATAATAAGAAGGCAAAGTTCTTTTTAGACAACTGGAATACTGTATTTGAACACAAAGGTTTAAAAGATAGAAATGGTAAACCTAGAAGAGGAAGACTTGAATACTCTCAAAAGGATGATATTTTACTATTTAAATATATAAATGATTATGGTAAGGAAAGAACTGTAGAAGTTAGAGGACCACAATTTGCTGCTCAGAAAGGATATAACACTGCAATGATAAGTTCTGTAGAAAAACTTACAGCAGCTCAGCAGGAATCTTTTGAAAATTTTGTAAAGGAAAAAGATAATATAAGAGATAGTGTTGAGAAAAGAAAACAAGTGGTGATTAATCTTGTTAACAATTCTAGAGAACGTTTAAATGATGTTACCGATGAACTTGCTAAAGCTAAAGATTCTTTACAGCAAGTAGAAGAAGCATTACATAATGCAATGTTTACTAAGAAAGGTCTTCCTAGAAAAGCAATCAATGCATATAAGAAAACCATAAATCAACTCTCTTCTCAGAAACAAGCTATTGAAAATACCATATCTACTCTTCAAGAAGAAAAGGATGAACTAGAATCACAACTTCCTTATATGGAATCTTTACTTCAGTATGCAGAAACTATGCCTGAAGATTATAAAGAAGTGATTGAAGATCTTAAAGATGATATTAGTAACATTGAAGAAATGGTTGATAATACAAATGATGCTATCAAGAATGGTGAATCATTATTATCAAAGATAGATGAGGTTCTTAAGAATGCTCTTTCTTTAATGGATGATTTTATAAAAAGAGTAGTAGAAGAAAATCCTAATATCCCTCTATCGATAGACCAGTTTAAATCTAGTATTGAAAGGTTCCTTGGAGAAGAAGGAGCTAAAAACTTTATTGCTGAAAAACAAGGATTTACACAAGCAGTATTAGATCTTGAGGATCAGATATCTTTATTTTCTGATGAGCTCAAGATACCAGATATGACTAGGAAGGTTCAGAGGTTACAATCTCAAATGTCTGAACTTGAATCTGGTGTAGAAGATCTTGTTAGACAAGCTATAGCAAAAGGTGATCTATTAGAAGCTTTTGAAACAAGTGTAGCAAAGTTTGAACAAGAACTTGCTGAGCAAAGTAGATTGGAAGAAGATGAAGCATTTGCTGAAAGAATAATGAAGACAGCAGATTCTAGTCAGAGAACATTAGAAGAAGGCACTGAATATGAAGAAGATAATAAGAAGACAAATCTTAATATACCAAGAGCAACAGTTGCTTCTCAAAATCTTCCTGGTTATGCAGCATCTCAAGCATTTGGAAATAATATTGAAAGTTTTCCTAATAGGAAAAGTATAAAGGCTATTGTAGTTACAAGAAAGAATCAAGCTGATATTCTTCCTGGACTTATAGAACATCTTGGTCAGGAGAAATTATCTGAGGCTGAAATGAATAACACTATAGCTATTGTTATGGTGGAAGAACAAGCTGATGGTTCTAGAAAGCTTGTAGGAACAGATGGTAAAGTGTTAGAGAATCCTACATTTGATAATGCTGTATATCAAGTGATGCCTACAGAAGAACTAAAGTGGAGTGAGGAATATGGTGGTAAAGAGATGTTTAGGAAAGGTACTGCTGATGAAGTGAAGAAAAGTCTTAAAGAACAATATAAAGCTTGGAGAGAAGAAACTTTAGAAAATCCTCCAATAAGAACATTCTCTATAGAAGCTTCATTTGGTAATCCTCAACGTGTTTCTCAAAAGGATGAAAATGGTAATGTTATTACAGATAAGAATGGTAATCCCATAGAAGATAAGAATGCTATGGTTTCTGTATCAGAAGCTGGACTTATTTCAGAAGATGATCTTGAGAACCATCGTATATTGAGAATTCCTACAACAAATGATAGTGAGAGTAGAGGTACAACTTCTTTCAAAAATGCTATGGGTAGAGTGTTTCTTTCTCTAAAGAATGGACTTGTAAAACTTCAGAATAGAAAGATTACAGAAAAAGAAGCTAATACAATACATCAAGCAATAGCTCGTCTATCTGAAATAATGTTCTCTGAAGATGGGGATATTAAATCTGAAGAAGCTCAAAGGTTATTAAGATGGTTAAAGAGTGTTGTATATTGGGGAACTCCTAAAGATGCTCAAGGTAAAGCTAAATCTGCTGGACATAATAGTATATTCTTTGATAGAGTGGAAGTGATAGATGATAATGGTAATAAGAAAAAATCATTAAGACTATTCTTCTCAAATAAAGATGGAAGTATTCCATTCACACCATCATACATAAAAGATAATAAATCTGGAATAATTGCTCTTATTCAGAAACTTTATAATAATGTAAACTCTACAAGAGCTAATGGTGGTAAAAAGAATGAATGGAGTGAGCCTTATGAAGAAATTCTTGAGGTTAAACCTAATGGTGAAATTGTTTCTAGACAATGGGAAAATTATCAAACATTCCTACTATCATCAAAGAATCCAGATGGTAGTGCTAGAAAGAATGAAGAACTTCCTTTGCATACAACCATTAGACCAAAAGCAGGACCAGAAGATGCTAATAGACAAGGTGTATATTTTGTCCTTACAGATCTACAATACAAAGAACCTATTATAAAAGAAACACCAAAGACTGCTAAGAAGATAGTTCCTGGTGCTAAAACAGCATCTACAACACAACTTACAGAAGCTAAAGAAGGAGAAATAGATCTATCTGGAAAGAAGATTAATACATTTGTATCTCCTGCTGGTAAGAAAATTAGATGGGTGTATGATAATTCAAAAACAGGATTAGCTGCTATAGTTATTATAAAAGGTGGAGATATAAAAGAAGTTGTTGCAGCTCTAACTGAGAAACTAGGTAGTGAGGAAAAAGCAAGAGAAAATGTAAAACAGATTGTACTAAGAAGTATTCCTGCAGGAGCTCTTGAAGATTCAGAAACAATAATAATTGGAGAAGATGATGAAGAGATATATGATGATGCTGATACATATGTTGAACCAGATCCAAATGAAAAAGCTGAAGATGATGAAGAAGCAATTATTATAGGTGATGATGAAACTGATATTGAAAATCAATTAAATGAAGAAGATGAGGATGATGAACCTTTATTACGTCAGATAATTGATGAGGATGTAACAGAAACAGAAAGATGGCCTGAGATTGAAAAGTGGTTAAAAGCTAATTTCCCAAATCTTCCTGTGTACAGAGTGAAGAATATTCTTAAATCTACTAATGGACTTCAAGCATGGGGAATGCTTAAGAATGGTGCTCTATATGTATATGAGAATGCAGAGGTTGGTACTATCTATCATGAGGTGTTTGAAGGTGTATGGAAAATGTTCTCTAATCCTAAAGAGAGAAAAGCTGTAGTTAAAGAATTTACTTCTAGAAAAGGATCATTTGTAGATAGACCTACAGGACAAGTGATTGCTTATAAAGATGCTACAAACTCTCAAGTGAAAGAACAATTAGCTGAAGAGTTTAGAGACTATGTACAATATGGTAAGATGCCTGCTAAACCAGTTAGTACAAAACCTTTTATTCTTAGACTGTTTGCTGATATTGTAAATGCTGTTAAGAATCTATTTGCTAACACTCCTGGAGCTAAGAATAACACAGAAAGATTATTTGCAAAGATTAATAAAGGATATTATAAAAGTTATATTCCATTTGAAACAAATCTTTCATTTGCTAAGAAAGGAATCATTGATATTGAAGATGCTACAATAGATAAAGACAGTGAACTTCGTTTAAAGATTCCTGGTGAAACAGTTCATGATATTATGCAACAAATGACTTATTTGACATTGCGTGATATTATTAGTTCAAATGATAGTTTGTTTAATGTCTCAGGAAAACCTAAGGCAGAGTTATATAGAATGCTAAGATATGAGACAGGAAAGACTATTCTTAGAAATGCTAAAAAAGCAAGAAAGGGAATGAGAGATGGGAAATATAATAAAGAACAAGTTGCTCCAATCATAGAAAAAGGAATTGCTTTGTGGAAAACCACAATGAAAAACTGGGAAGATATTGTAAAAAAACATCAAGAATATCTTAGATCATATAATATTGAGTTTGATGAGAATGATGAGATGAATGTAAGATCTGATGAGAATACAGGTAGAGGTGAATATGATAGCTCTGATAAGATAGATCATTTTAGAAAGACTAACTCTGCAATCAAGTTGTTACTTTCTACACTTCCTATTATGGAGAATGATAAACCTCAGCGTTCATCTATTAATGGTATTAAACTTCTTCCTCTTAGTCAGGTGTATATGTCTCTTATGAACAATCTTCATACATCAATAAATGTTGATGATATGATTGAGAGGATTAGACAAATGGCTACTAATGATGAGAACTATCGTTTATTATATTCTCGCCTTACAGGTACAGACTATAGTGAAAACACTGTAGACTTTTCAGAGATGTTAGATGGACATGACCTTCAGCTTATTATAGCTATGTGGACCACATTTAAGAAACAAAGTCCAGATGCTAGAACTATATTTATATTTGAAAGTGGTGAGGTGAATATGGGAGAATCAAATCTTTCAAGTGCAGCTAGACAAGTAAAAAGTGAATATGAAACAGCTATAGCTACAACAATGAGGAAGAAGAATCCTTATTTTGAATACTCTGATAAAGAGAAGGTATTTGTTGGAAAACCTGGAGGTATAAAGAGTGTAAATCTTGGAGGAGATGAAACTGTTGTTTATGCTAAGATGGTTGAATTCTTAAAGTCTATAGGTATTAAGTTTACAGAAAAGGAAATAACTAGTCTTCCTACAGATAAGAAAACAACATTTAAAGATGCTGTTACAGGAATTAGAGATAGTATAAAATCTGCAGACCAGATTGCTACAATTGGTGGTAAGGTATTAGACATAGAAGGAAGGCTTCTTCAACTTGCTCTTGTTAGAGCTAGTATTGATAACCCTGAGTTTGATAGTACATTCTTTAATGTTAAAGGTGAACGTACACAAACTTTCATGGGAACAAATGCTATTAGTGATTTCTTTGATGCTATTTCACAAATAGAAAATCTTAATGATCTTACAGGAACACAATATGAATATCTTCTTACAGATGAGTTTGTACAAGGTTCTGTTATTCTTAGTAAGATGTTTAATATGAAAACTGGTGAACGTAAAGATTCTCCAATCTTCATGAAAGCAGGATATGCTGATGGTACAGTGAATACAGCTAATGGTAAGAAGAAACAATCCTCAAAGCTTAACTATAAAGAAAGACTTGTTCAAGAGATCAATATGAACTTGAATGGTTACTATACAAATCTAGTTCCTGGTGATGCTTCTCTAGAGCATACAGTGTTTATGGGTAATGCTATTACAGAACAATCTCTTCTATCTGGATTTGATAATGTATTTAAAATCTTTGGTGGTTATCTAGAGTCAGAAGTTAAACTATCAAGATCTGACAGACCAGTTATTGAAGGACGTAATTCAAAAGATCTTAGATTCTTTAAAGGTATTCTTGGAGATGTTTTACATGATAAGATTGTAAAAGATACAAAAACACCTATTGAAGAAATCTATGGTACTAAAGAGAATCCTGGAAAGTATAAGAAAGAAGTTGATGCTGCTGTAGAAGCTTTTATTAAAAAAGATGCCCAGAGAACAAAGTCAGAATTAATGGAATATGGTATTATTAAGTTTAATTCTGAGGGAGAAATAGTTACACAGAATATAGCATTTACAGATTCTGATGGTATGAATGAAGTTGATCTTAATAGAAAACTAAATGCTCTTTCTACAAATTATATCATTAGTAATATAGAACTTCATAAACTTATATATTCAGATCCTTATCAATATGCAGATGAACTTAAGCGTATTAAAAACTTCCTTTCTCCTAGACAAGCTATTTTACATGGTTCTGCTAAGATGAATGAAGCAATGAATATTGTTTATAATAGAGGATTTGAAAGAAATGATATTGGACGTACAGATTTTAACAGAGACTATTTCAGAACAATTTCCTATAATGATGTACTAGGAGAAGATGATCTTCCAGGTTATGAGAAAGCTATGTACAAAGAAACTGATGGTGCTGGTATAATTAACTTCAAATCTTATCGTAACTTTAGAATAAGAAGAGGAAAATGGAGTGCTGCTGAAGAGTTACAATTCAAATATGATATAGCTTGGGAGAAGAGATATAAAGGAATCAAACTTAGTGACTACGAGAAAGAGATTCTTAAAGATGGTAACCCTGAAGTGAGAAGTGCATACACCACTGAGAAACCTATTGTTGCTGGTAATAAAGCTGATGGTAATTCTTACAATGATGTTGTTCTTGATAAATACTCTCTATACCCTCTATCATTTCGTGTGATTATGGAATTAAATCCTAAATCAAATGCTGTTAAGTTATATAACAAAATGCAAAAAGAGGACATTGATTATATAGTGTTTGATAGTGCTAGAAAGGTAGGAGCTAAAAATTCAACACCTCTATATGATACAAAAGGAAATCTTAATCCTGCTCCTTACAGCAAAGATGCTATAACAAACATTCCATTTGCTATAATGAGTGTACAGGCTGAGGTTCCTTCTAAGGAAGATGAAATTGTTACAAGAGGTTCTCAGGTTACAAAGCTTGTTACAATGGACTTTATGGAAGCTGGTGTTCCTGTAGATTTTGAAGAAGGACTTGACTTTAATGATAAATATATTAAATGGATAAAGCTTTCTGAAGAAGAAAAGCTTGCTTATAATAATGGTGACAATCTTTATAAAGAGATAAAGAACAATCAAATGCTTCTTGAAGCTATGATTGATAATGGATATAACACTCTTCTCAATAAGATGGGAATTGAAGAGATAGTTAAAGATGGTAAGGTTACAGGATACGAGGTTACAGACTTCTCAAAAGCTGCTGAAACTCTTCGTGAGGAAATCCTTAAGAGAGAAAGTAATGATAACATTAGTGATGCTTTAAGTGACTTTATTTCTGGTAATGCTGTTCTTGAAGCAACTCCTGCATATCAACAAGTTAGAAATATTCTATATTCAATTGCTGATAAGAATGTAGTTTCTCCTAAGATCACTGGAGGTATGAAGGTACAGATTCCTTCTACACTTCTAGAGAGTGTACGTGCTGAAGCTACAGTGATAGAAACTAAGAAGGGCCCTAAAACTGTATACACATCTAAAGAACTTTCATTCTATAAAGATGAAGATGGTAAACGTGTATGTGAAATCATGGTAGGAAGATGGTTCAAGAGTGAAATGACAGATGCTGAATTAATAAAATATTTTAATTCTGAAGAGGGTAGAAAGATCTTATCAGGAATAGGATTCCGTATCCCTACACAGAAGCAAAACTCTATTGATGCATTTGTTATTAAAAGATTTCTTCCTGCAGAGTTTGGAGATAATGTAATTGTTCCTGCACAATTGGTACAGAAACAAGGATCTGACTTTGATATAGATAAACTTTCTTTATATTTCAAGAATCTATTTACAGATAATAAAGGAAACCTTAAACTTGTTCCTTATTTAGGAATAGGAAAAGAAGCTTTAGCTAAGTTTGAAGATATGTTCTATGATATGCTTCAAGAGAGGATTGAGAAAGCTGAAGGTGGAAAAGAAAAACTGTCTGGTCTAAAAGAGATTATTGGAAGTATTATTGATAAGACAGCTAGTAAGAAAACAAAGAATAAATGGATTCCTATTCTTAGAGATATGTTTGGTGAAGACTTGACACTCAATGAGTTAGAAGATACAATTGAGGAAAAGATTGAGAAAGCAATAGGAAAAATTCAAGACTTATCTGATCAAAATATTCAAGATAAGTTTATGGATAGATTCAAAGAAACTATGTATAAGAAGTCTTTAGAGAATGCATATGTAGAATCTCTAGAGAAATTGGTTACACATCCTAAAAACTTTGATCAACTTATTAAACCAAACTCAGCAGATGATTTAAAAGATTTATCTGCAGAGATTACAGAACTTCGTGGTATTGAATCTTTTGATTATAGTTCTACAAAGAACATGCTAAGTAGGGTGTTTATGACAAGACTTAGATATGCATTTGTTACAGGTAAATATGCTATTGGTATTGCAGCTGTTAACCAAACTAACCACTCTCTTAACCAGAGACAACCTATGTTTGTTGATATAGACAGACTTGAAGATCTTTCTAGTGATGATCAAGCTTGGTTAGGAGATGGTAAAATTAAGTTTGAGAAATACAACTCAATGAACATTAAGGGTAAGAATGTTCCTATTCTATCAATGATTAAGAATTCAGCTGGAGAATTTATATCAGATTTAATAGGTCAGTTTATTGATGGATATGTGGATATTGCAAAGGGTCCTTGGATTATGGAGCTTGGTGCTTGGCCAAATGTAGCTAGTACATGGTTATTCTTAATTAAGCTTGGTGTTCCTATGAAGAGTGTTGGATATTTCATGAACCAACCAATCATCAGAGACTACTTAAACAGAGTGGAGAATGCTGGATACTCTTGGTTATTCATTGATACGTTTGTAAAAGATACATTAAAAGACTATGCAAGTGATGTAACAGCTTCTGATAAAATACCATCTGAAGCTAAGTTGAGAGAAATGATTGGTAATAAGAAGCTTGATAAACAACAACTTGCACAGCAAAGAGTTATATTACAAGAGTTCTTAAAGTATTCTAAAATGGCTAGTCATATGTTCTTGGTTACACAAGGATCAAACTTTGACACAGCCACGTTTAATGATCCAATGTTAATATTCAAGAAGAATAAACAACTTGAAAAAGCACAGAATACAATTATATCCTCTCTAGATGAAGACAATAACATTGTTCCTGGGGTTGATGCTATATTGAAAAACTCATTCCTTGGTAAGCTTGCATATAAAATTAATAATGTTAGAGATGCGTATGCTGAATTCCTATCATCAGATAAGGGTAAGGTGAGGAGTGTTATTGAGAATGTCCTCACTCCATATATAGATCTTCCAGATAGAGAGTTTGTAAAGGTTGCTAGAAAAGCTGTTTCAGATCTTTTTGATTGGGCTGTACAAACAGATCCTAGTAAAAAGCTTAACATGGCTATAGCTGATATTCTATTAAAAGATGGTGGAGCAGCTGAAGAACTTCAAGAACTATTTGATTCTATAAAATCAAACAAAAAACATCCTCTAAAAAATAACTATGTTATTCAAACATTAATCCATGAGGTAAATGGTGAGGTGAATAATATGAAGCTTAAGAATAGGGATAATAAAGTGTATGACCAAAATCAGGTGATATATGCATTTGCTGAGATTAAGAACTATCTAAATGGAGAAAATAACTTAGATGTTTATAAGAGACTTGTAGCTATGTCTATTCTTCAGAGTGGTGTTTCAACTTCTCCTATATCATTTACACAACTTCTTCCTTATGAAGATTTCAAGGAAGAGTATAATAAAATTTTGGCAAAGTTAAATACTATTAGTAACTTAGAGGACTTTTATAACTTAGGAGTGTTCCAAAGAAACAACTGGAATAATGATGATCTTGTTCCTTATTCAAGAGCTGGTGTAGCAACTGTACCAGATTACATATATGGAACAAGAAAAGTATATAATCCTGCAATGGAGTTTCTTCCTAAAGGTGTAAAAGAAGCTGTTACTAATGGAACTATTCCAAGAGTTGTAACTTTCTCAACCCTTAGTTCAGAATCTAGAAGTGAATATGTTGTTTACTCTTGGGAGAAATCAGAAGAAGAACTACTTACAAAAAAGGAAATGGAACTTCCTTCTGGAAAAAGAGCAAAGTTATTAAGAGAAAAGAAAACAGAAATGAAAAAGAAAGGAGATTTCTCATACATACAAAAAGGTCTTTTCCAGAGAGTGAAAGAAAGCGATGAACAGAATGCAGATCCTTTAATACATTCATACACTAATAGCAAAGGTGAATTGAAACAATATTATGTATATAAGATGATAAATGCTTGGGGTAATTCATTTAGTGCTAATGAGTTCTATGCAACAGGAAGATCTTCTGTGATAGATAATAGATTCCTCAAGGCTAAAGAGGTGAGTGATGCTCCAGTGATTAATGCTTTCCTTCAGAAGGCAACTAAAACCACTGTAACAAGAAAAGGTTCTACAGTGACAAAAACTATTTATACAGCTCCTATAACACAAGCTGGGAATGAAATATCACCTAAAGGAACAATTCAATTAGAACTTATAGAAGATCTTGTACAAAAAGGTAAGGCTAAAACAACTATAAGAAATTATGATAAGGTTTCTGGTATATATACTTCTACTAAAACAGGTAAACCATATGATATAGTAAATCGTGGTAAAGTAAAAATGGTCGGTAAAAAAATTGTAGGTGATAATGTATCTTATACACTAGATGAATTTGGTGCAGCTGAAGGATTTAATAACTGGGCTGGATTTGTTAAAGCTGCTAAATATGCTGGTATAGATTTACAGAAGGGAAAAGAAGTTTACTTATATGATATTAAACCTGCACAAACTGCTGGAGAAATTAAACCTAAAGGCAAACCTGCAATTAAAGATAGAAATCAAAACAACTGTGGATAATTATGGCAAAATGTTCATTAGATATCAAGCTTGATATTATAGACGAAGTTAGAGATACATTAGATCGTGATGGTTTTACTGCCACATCTAGACAGACATTAGATGTTACTGATTTTGAAATAGCTAAAGAAGCTAT